TTTCATCCACGCCAGTCATGAATGACTGCAGACTGGACCCAGCCAAATCGACGTTTACAATCGAATCCTGAAGGCTCTGGGGCGCATCGATCAGCTGAAAGCGACTTAGCAAGCCTGCATAGCTTTTGATTGCATCCCTATAAATGGGAGCATAAGTCGCCCTGTCTAAGCGTGCGCTGTAAGCAGGATCAGGCTCAGCTGGCTCTTTCGGTAAATATTTTCTTTTTGTCTCGCCTTCCCCGTCAGAATTCAACAAAGCCCAACAGTCGGAAGCCTTCTCCAACTGGGGAAGCAGCCGCACTAGTTCAGGGCGATGATAAGAGACTAGAGACGGATCATTGATTGGGTGGGAGATTCCCTGCATTGCCTTCACAGCGATGGTGGCTTCGCGCCGTAACAATGAAGGAGCCTCTCGCAGCCTTCAATACCTAGGATGCCATCACCCTTTAGAGGCAACGACTCCCATATCGTTGTTATATCTGCCTGTCAAAGAATATGGACGATGAGGAATATCGTCCAGTTTCATAAAACGGAGCTGACCAATTCGCATTCCGAAATTGATCGGCAACGTGTGAAACCTGTTGATGTTCGATATTTCCAGTGTTACCTGACCTGTAAAACCTGCATCGATGTAACCAGCTAATGCATGCTCATACCCCTCTCTACCACGAGAAGATTTAAGTTGAAACACTGCCTCCATGTTGTTAGGCACTCGGACAATCTCAACCGTATGAGCCAAAATGAATTCACCAGGCCTTAGCACGTAAGGCTTCTCAAGCAGATTCCACGGCATCCACCTTGGAGATGCTGGACTGGTTCCTTCGGTAAAAATCGTCTCGCCAATCCGAACATCGTAAGACGCTGGATTAAGCTGCTCTGCATTAAAGGGCTCGATGAGGCCCATGTCGCGAGAGAGCTGACGAATCTGGTGGTCGACGATGGTAGGCACTAGAAACCTTTGAATTTTTTACGAAGGGGCAAGTAACGATTCCAAGCTTGCTGGAGGCGCTCTACGTCGGAAGGGACAAGCTTTTTGCGCTTGTATGTGCCCTCTTGAAGCATCTCAAAGATTTTGTACTTTTCTTGAAACTCACGCCTTGCAGCGTTGTATTCGGCCTCAAGTTCTTCGTCCGTCATGCCTCCATTTTACCGAGGGCAGGCAATAAAAAAAGACCCTCCGAAGAGGGCCTCGTTTTGGCTTGAATCAGAACTCTAGCAGACTTTTAGTCGTCTAGGTGCTTTTCGATGATTTCACCGATGAGGTCGGTAAAACTGTCACGGAAAGCCCATTTCAAATCAGACTTACTAGCCTTCATTCGAGTCACCGTAAGAGGCGGCAGGGTCATGGTACAAGTTGCCTCAACCAGACCCATTTCGTTTTTGTTGTAAACCGTATCCAGCATGGAAAGTGTGCTAACACCAATTACAGTGTAGCGGCAATGCCTACTGCCTCATCCTTGTCAGCCTTAGCTTCGCATGCAGCATTTGTGCAGCCAGCCACCGACTCGATAGACCACTCCTCAGAATCAAACTTCTTCAGAATGTCCAATAGGGACCGATCATCTGATTGAGCCACAATTTGACGAGGGAGGACAGCCAAGTCGTATTGCTTTTTGGTGATCGGCTCGAAAGGCAGTCGAGGGAATGTTTCGTTGGCATCAAAGCGAGCGAGGAGAGCCGCAGAGATGTAACCTGTTCCGTTCCGAATCGACTCGTCGATAAGTAGCGACAAGGTTTGGATTTCGTTTTCACGGAGTTCAATCGTTGCAGAAGTGTTGTGTTGGGTGTAGTGCTTTTGTACTTGCATGTACAAACCCCACTGTGCAGTGACAGGGAGCTTGTTCAGGTCGAACTCATCGCAGCCCGGAAGATTGGCCCAGCTGACCTCAGTAGGAATTTCAACGAGAACTTCCTGGACGCGAGGATCAGTGATGTCATCCAAAAGGTTGCCTTCATCATCGCGAGCACTTTGCGCTGGAATGACGTTGTAGCCATACTCAATCAATGAAGGAACAAGGGGATCCTTGACACCCAGAGTGATGCGACGAATGAATCGCTGAGCCTTGGGAGGGTGCCAGCCAGAAGAAGCGCCAGTCAGCAGGCTCTTGGTACCAGCAGGCTGGACAGTTGTGACGCGATTAGGCTCACGCAGCCCATGCTTCAGGCAGTATCCCTTGACGGCGGAAGTTGCTGCAACCTGCCAAATGTGCAGGTAGTTTTTCTCCTTCGGCTCAAAGTAGTTGGCAGCACGGCCTTCGGGACGACCGTCCATCATCCACTTCAGCCAATCATAACCAAAAGCATGAACAAAGAAATCAAAAAGGCCGGTAAAAGAGACGCCAACGATTGGGTCAATATCCCGCGAATATTGATAGCGTTCGTGAATGAACTTGTGCTGGAGTAGTGCGGCCACTTGTAGACCGGCTGCAGCAAAGGCGTCACGTTGTGCATCGTAATCTTCGGGATCAATGGTGTTGAGGTGGACTTCTGCGAGGTTGCAGTGGAAATCTCTACCAATAATTTCCCCGCAAGGATTCAGTCCGTAACGATCAATACGGTGCTGCAATTCTCTTTCATCAAGACCTTTACGGAAGACGCGGAGCAGCGCCTTTGCAGCATCGCGACCCTGTTCGATATAAGTTTTGAGGAATTCCTGCTTGCGGCTTGCAGTGTTCAGGATATCGCGATTAGCACGGGCAACCGCTTCAGGAACATACTGAATAGCACCTTCCCCTGAGTCAAACTGCAAACGAACAGCGCTTTCGACTTCTTCGTAAGTCGGACGAGTGTGGTAGCAGCGGGTGTGATTAGCCATCCGAAGAGCCTCTTTCTTCGGATCCACACGCCAATTACCCGCTTCGTCTTGGGTATACAGACCAAGCTTTGCAAACCTTGCTTCTTGGTCCAACTCGCTGAACTGACGCATGCCAGCTGAGCGGCGAATGTTGCCAGCAACAATGCAGGTAGCAGCCTCATCGATCAGAAGGCAAGCCTCAACCGTCGTCAGTTTGCGACCCACAGCCCCATTCAGCAGGTCTGCGACCTTCCTGAACATGGTTTCAAGCTTGATCGGATTAGCCGTACCGCCAAACCCCTTCAGACGCTCGCCAGCAGGCCTGACGTTGCTCAGGTCAATGGTCAGCTCAACAGTGTCCTTACTGTAGTAAGCCAGATAAATCAGATCCTGATAAGCCTTAACCCATCCATTTCGGCTATCGCCAACGATCAGGATTGACTGGTTGTCAGTCGTAAACAGCTTGGTATCGGGATCACCAGGCTTGGTTCCGATTGGATTGACCCTGACAATATTGATCGCAGCGCTTACCTCGGGCAGCTCGTCGATGACTTCCTGCTCCAGGATGGCGCCCGTGCCAGAGCCCTGCATTGCTAGGTCCACAAGCAGACCAAAGGCCTCTAGGTCGACCATGTGGGTCGATGTGCAGTTGTAGTAACCGCTGAAATTCTCCTGCTTTTTACCCCATTCCGTACCAGCTACCCAGAAAGCCCGACCAGAGGGGAAAGCATGCTGCGCCAAAGCCTGCTCTGCAACAAGCTTGTACTCATCAGCGCTGAACTTTCCGATCTCTGCAAGGTCGTTGACCGTGCGGAGCATCGCCTCACGAAAGTTTTCCCTGGTGCCGTCTTCCTTACGCCGGGAATAAGTGCGCAGAAATACAGTTTCAGCCGATGGCGCAGAGTCCCGAAAATCGCTCATATCCGTTTTGAGATGCAGGGAAAGGCTTCCTACCCAAGCTACGGAGAACGGTCGATTTTGTAACTGTTTACAACTCCATGTCAGCAAACAAAAAAAAGAGCCCGTCTGGGCTCAGAGATCAAAGATTCGTGCTTCAGGGGCGTCTGGATGAGACTCGACGTATTCCTGAAACGCTTTGTGTGAATCCTGCTGCGAGCCGTCTACCAGCCCGCATGTGCAGGGATCAGTGCCGCATTCCTCGCAAGGCAGCATGGTTCAAGGGATTACATATCCCCTAGAGGATTCCTAACGTCTCCATGCCTTAAACCTCATGCCACTAGGCCTTTTGAAAATCACGGGAGTGTAAGTTCCCGTCACAGTCCTGCCTTTGTATTGATAGGAGAACCGATAAGGCCTAGACTGCTGCGTGCTTTTAGTTGCGTAAGGGCAGGGAAATTCTGCGCCTACTGCAGGCAAAGACAACAGGATCGCACTGAGACAAAATAGGAATGGCTTCATCGGCCTTGTCCTCGATACTTTGATTTACCTCGGTAAGACCCCTTTTTACGCTTTCCGTTTCCAATTGAGGTCTTCTTCGGCCTATCGCCCATAGTATGTCCATCACGATGCTGGTGGCTAGAGAGCTTTGAGGAACGCATTGAAACTCAAGAAAACTTAACGTTTCCAGAGCGGTACAAACGCAAAAGGGGGTGCCGGTAAGCCCATGGCGCTGAAATCGCGCACAAGCTTTCTATACATAATATAACTCATGAAAAACATCCTGATATTAAGGACGTGAAGCTTTAGTTTCAGGTCCAGTGTTTTTGCAAAAATAAAGGCGTCCTCCGGAAAGAACGCCACCAAGCAGACCAAAACTAAGGGTAAGTACCAAACAGGTTCCATTGGTTCATCCCGATACAATGTTATACCGAACCCTTTTCATCACTTCCCCTGCCTTGTGTCGACTTACTGATGCACGGTTACCAGCAAGGCCATGGTAGTAACTGTAGCCATCCCGCCAGCTAACGCAAGCCCACTCTTTGGCTAAATCATCAAGAGCAGTTTCCAAGTTGGCACTTTTGCCTTTGAGGTACATGGCAATCCGTGGACGCTTGTGCTCCAGAAGAGTTGCAAACAGTTTTGTTTGCAGCTCCTTCGTCAACAATTCAGTGTGAGGAGTTTTACTCTTCTGGACAGCCAGGCGGAAGGTGCCGGGTATCATCTGATACCTGCCAATCGCAAAGATTTGCCTTTTTTGAAGCTGAATCACTTCGCCAACGGACATTTCCTCGAAGCTTCGTCCAGTAATTGACTTAATGCCGCGAGGCGTATCTCCAGCTCGTCCTCTGTTAACAGAATCCCAGCCGCCTTCACCAGAACCGATCAACTCAGCAAGGGGCAAGACCTGTACATGAAACGGGGGCGGCGTTGGCTTTGCTGCAAGCTCTACTGATTCAGCTTTTTCCTCTACCATAAAGCCAGATATGGTAGAAGCCGTCAAGCAAACGCCAGCTAAACCAGCAAGAATTGCGTTTTTCATTAGACACTAAATTAGCCCGTCAGGAACTGCTTAAAGACCTCACATATTTGGAGAACTCAGTGAAACCGCCCACGGGTTGATTGTTGATTTCGATATAGGGTACTGTTTTCCAGTTTGGATGCTTTCCTTTATGCTCAACGTAGTCCCAATCCAGCGCTTCCATCAGCTTTTTCGCCTTGAAGCACCACCCGCACTCGGGCATAGTCCAAATCGCAATCTCGGGCACCTGCATAGGTCAGAGGTATCACCCTGACACTTTACCGAGATCAACCGTTTCGCTTTCAAGGACGTGGATCAAGTGATCAACCATCCGATCCGAAACCTTGCTATCTACACCAGGGTCAAGGATTTTATCTAACTGCTTCACGTAGCTAGGTCCAGCCAATGTCACAACCATCCAAAGGTCATATGAGTTGAATTCGTCAGACATATGTTCTTCCAGTTCCTTGATCCTTTTTACAAGCCATCTCAGGGGAGGGCTCTGTACGGCCTCCAGAAGCGGCTGTAACCGCTCTCTGCGGTCAAAGTGATGCACATAGACCTTTAAGAGCCTTCTCTCTGCTAGGAGGCGCATACGATGCACGTCTGGTGCCTTGTAGATCTTTTCCTCAGAGAAAATCTTGATTTTTCCCCATTCTTTCGCGATACCTTGGGCTCCTTTCTCATCAGGCGCCAAGAGCAGCGAGATCTTTCGGATGTAGTGGCTTTTAACTGCCTCTGAGGTCATCTGATTGACAAGATGACGAAGTTCCCTTTCAACTTGGCTCATCTGCTTGGTATCAGTCCTGTCCAGCGTCTGTCCGTAGTCGTCGATAAAGCGATCCAGCCAAGGTTCCGCTTTGCAGATGTAGTTGTATAAACTTGCTCCACCTTTTTCTCTGATCACCTCGTCAGGATCCATGCCGTCGGGCAGTCGAGCGATCTGGACATTGAACAGTCCTTGAAGGCTTAAAGGACCAGCCGTCGTCATGAATTGCTTGATTGCAGTCTCCCCTCCAGCGTCGCCGTCAAAGCAGAGGATCAAAGAGCTAATTCCCTTGGCAAGCCTGATTAGTACAGACGGGTCAGGTGCACCAGTCCCTTGGATTGCTACTACGTTTTTGATGCCTGCCTGCCACATCGACACAACATCTAAATGCCCTTCCACGAAAACCAAAGAGCCGCTTTCCCTTGCCGCTTCGCGTCCCCTGACCTCATTGAATACAAGCTTCTTCTTATCGAATATCTCCGATGTCTTTGAATTTTTATACTTTTGATCTTGACTATCAAGCGTTGCTCGACCCGTAAATCCAACCAGTTCGTTTTTGTGGTTGCGGATCGGAATCGTTATCCGCCTCTCAAAAAAGCCATCCTTTGCAAATCCGATTCCAAACTCGTCGATCGCCTCATTGCTAATACTCCTCGCCTGAAGAATGTTCCTGATTCGCTGCGCCTTGTGATCCCACAGTGTTCTGAAGAAATCAATCTGCAACTCCTCTAACGAATCAATAACCTTCTGCCTTGCCTGCCTTTTCCGGCGTGCCTCTTCAGGGTCTTCCTCGTCAGTCTCAAATGATATCCCGTAAATCTGAGCAGCCTTCTCTGCTGCGTCAAAAAACGTCAGACCGTAACGTTGCTGAAGAAAATCAATGTGATCGCCACCATTACGACAAGCATGGCAAAAGCAAAATCCTTTGTCATCGTTGATTGTCAGAGATGGGTTTGTATCATCATGCCAAATACAAAGTGAAACATATTCCCTGCCATTCCTTTTTAACTTGGCTCCCGTTAACTCGATCAGTTCAGAAAGAGAACGCTGCTTGATGCTCTCAAGCGTCTTAACTGAGACAGCCATGGGGGTTCCTTGGTTTGGCTGATCTTACCTAAAACAAATTACCTTGCAAGCGCCCATGCCCCAAATCCTCCCAGCCTTCCAATAAATCGATATCCTTGTCCGAGAAATCAGCCTGCAGGCATCCAGAGCTGGCTAGAAGCCTGTCTATCGCCATTCGAGGGGTCTTGGTTGTTACACCTCTCAGGAAGGACTCAAACTGTTCAACCAGATCAGGGAACCGATTCCGACCATCCTCCAAGGCGTTGACAGCCTCATCGAGGTACATCTTGCCGAAATTGATCTCTTCAGGCTCAAGTGAGACTGTTGGAGCTGCCTGCTCCTTAAGCTCAAGCGGTGGCCCAGAGCACACTTTGCGCACTTCCTGCCATTCCTCGAGTTCGATTTCTAGCGCCTTTGCTATCTCGATATCAGTGCTGCCCGAGTAAAGCAGCTTCCTGCCCTTGACCCAGCGCTCACGCATTTTATGGGTAAGACGCACTGCATAGGTACGATCCCGGACCCAGTGAAGAAGCTCCCCGCGAATCGTCGGAGTAGCAAGCGAAGAGAACTTCATCGACTTACCCGTAACAGGGTGGGGCATGCTTGCGTCATACCTGAAGGCTGCTTTGCATAGACCCTCGAAAGCCACCGACTCCAAGGTGTGGTAATCGATCCCAGTCGAACGCTGGATGCGCCACGCCTCTCGGCGAGCAAGGTTTAAATTGTCAGCTGCTAAATCTTGCTGTTCTTTTGAAAGCCTGATCTTAGCCTGTTTCCTAGCCATTGCCAATAATCCGAGAACCGCGACCCCAAGTCACTTCAGTAATTTGCGGGGGTGTTCTCTGCAGCATGTAGTTAACGGCCATTGTTAGGCCGTCCACCATGTCGTCATTTTTTGACGCAGGGAAGAGACTGAATTCGTTAATAAACGCTTCCAGCCAAGTAGCACTAGCAGGCAAGAAAACGTTGCCAGCCTCAACAATGGGAACAAGCCCACTTGCACGAGCCTCCTTAGAGCGGTCGGGTTTATAACCAATGAGCCCAGGTACTCGCTGAGACATCATTTGGTAAACAGCATAACCACTAGCAGCCAGCTCAATAATAGTACCACTGAGAGCATGTCTCTTGTACATTCTAGCGATCATACTCATCGTTCCTACAACATCTAACTTTTCCCTTACCATGTCAAGAATATAAAACCTACTGCCGGCTTGTCCAACAACAACTCCAACAACATAGTCAGACTTATTTGTAGCTGTAAAAGTAGCGTCAACTGATAACATGATGCGCTGAAATTCAGGCATCACAGTGTCATAATTGTAATATTGCCACCAGTCAGGATTAAACATGTTGCCCCCTTCGGGAGCAGGGCGCTGTTGATATAGCGACGCAAAATCTCTAGAACCTACAGCTTCCCTGATCCGCTCGAGGTCATCAGTGTCGTATCGCTGAGGACATAGAGCTTGACCCTCCTCCGTCCGCCAGTCTGGAACTGTAGGGCAATGTTCAGGTAAAGGAGGACGACTACCAGCATCTTCGTAAAGTGCAGGCAAGTCGACAATCGTCCAGTTTTCCCTACCTTTTTCGCTAACGTTTTTCTCATTCTCTAGCAGCTGACCAATCATGTCATTTTCAGACCACCGAGTCTGAATGACAACGATTGCACCAACTTGGGGTTCCAAGCGAGTGTACAGAGTTGATGTATACCAGTCGTTCAGTTTCTCCATCAATCGTTCAGATTCTGCATCCTCACGATTCTTGACCGGGTCATCAATGATCAGAAGGTGACCAGATCGACCAGTAATTGCACCGCCTACACCTGCAGCCCAGAGGCCTCCACCAGTTTCTGTTCCCCAAGCGTTGACGGCTTGACTAGTCGGATTGAGTAATCCACCTCCCTCTCTAAAGAATTCTCGAGCCTTACGGGAGAATCCCTCGGCGAGTTCCGCTGAGTAGGAACTAATGCCGACAAACCGATCGGGATGAGCAAGAAGATAAGCAGCAGGAAGAAGTTGACTTGCAAGCAGTGATTTGCCGTGTCTAGGCGGGACTTGAAGTATGAGTCGATTGCATTCTCCGTCGATGACTCTCTGGAGCTGTTCGATAACAGTTGCATGAAATTTGTAAAAGGAATAACGAGGATAGACCCGTTTAATAAACTTCCAGAAGATGACTTTTGTGCCAGCCTCTGCTTTCAGCTGCCGGCGTTGCTTGACAGTCTTGATCAGCTGCTGATCACCAGCAGCCTTCGTCAAATAATCTTTACCTAATTTCCCTGCCATACCGCATCAAGCTGTCTGAGCCTCCAGTGTTCCATTCGGTGGCAGTTAGCACATAAGCAAATGCATTTTTCTACCTCACGCAAAAAAACCTTGCGAGTGAGAATTCTGCTTGGACTCTTTTCTTTTTTAGATGGATCGACATGATGGAAATCAAACACTTGCCACAGCCCAGAGCCGCAGTGTGCGCATTTTAATGTTTGCAAATATTGGTTCTTCCATTCATAAAACTCACGATGCCGTCTCAATGATGTTTCACTGTCTTTCTGCTTCCTTTCAGGATTCACCCAACGGCTAACCGCTCGAGGAGTGCAACCTCGCTCTGTCGCAATCTCCCTTAAGGCTTTGCCTTTGATATAGTATTCAACGCAAATCTCTGCCTCTTCTTCTAATGTGAACTTTTCAACTGGGATCTCGTAGGGGTCATCGCCAACCTCCTCTACTTCGACTTCTTCAATTTCTTGATCAACAACTTGCATCAGCTCATTGACGCCTAGTGACGTTGCCCAGGCCTGTCTACCTTGCTCTGAAATGTTTGCCGCTGCACGCATCAAGCCTGACACTAAATGCATCGGGATATCTTCACCCTCTGCTTGCGCCTTGTCTAATCGCTGCTGAATGATGTCCATGAGGTTATTGCTAACCTCCATCATCGTCTTGGCTTGTTCTTCGTTTGATTTCCTGAATTCCTCAATCGCCTTTCGGTGGCGAGAGCGTTCAATCTTATTCGCTTCTGCGAAGTGCTTACGAATCTGCTCCTTATCCCACTGGGCGACACGGCGCTGCCAGTTCCAAGTCTCAGACCACTTCCCCAACGCTTGGTTACTGTGACCAGTCAACCTAGAAGTATTCTCTAGGCTACGTTGAGCCCCCAGGTTCAGATAAACCTGAAAGGCACGGAATTGCTGCTCGTTTTCATGCTGCCCAGCTTCACTTACGCGATACCCTCTGCGGTAGTCGTAGATCTTGCCAGGCAGGACAATTGCTTTGGCCTCTTTCCAGCTATCCGGGTCCGATGACATCTCGTCATGCGATTCCCGATATTATTCCGAGTCCCAGCCGAGAGCGGTTGCGACATCAGGAAGTTGCTCACAGAAGATCTTTTTGATTTCCTGTGCAATCAACCTGTGCTCTAACTGAGTCTCGATGCCAGCTCTGATATCAATGTAATGAATCCAGCTGCGGATGGTGCCAGACATGTACAACCGCGTCGGGGTTCCCAAGGGTAGGACACTCCTAGCGCACTCTTTAGCAATGCCGTCGTGCAACATGTTTTGATACAAGCGGCTTGCCTCTTTGTATAACTGACTGATCCGACCCTCATAATAACTACGAACGTTAGGAGCCAATGTATCGTGGCTGGCCTGCTTGTTTTTTACATCTTGCACGCGAAGATGAGGATAGCCAACAGGCTCAAGAGCATTGACGTCAGCATAGCGTTGTGAGAATTCCTGAAATGAGAATGAACGGTGACGAAGCACTTGGGCTGCGATTGCACGAGTGGTGTCAATCTGAATTTGCATAGATGCCATTTCAAATGGCGACCAATGCTTGTGCTTGATCAGATACGCAATCAGCTTGGAGCTGCTTGGATTGTCTTGGTTCTTTGGATTGCTAACCCTGGCCTGATACACAATCTGCTTCTCAGCATCAGGTGTAATGCTCAGGAAGGTAGCCGTGTGAACTTCCTTATTCAAGAGACTCCTTTGCCAAGGTTCCAGCGCAGCCTTTGCATTCGGTAGGCTTGGACCGAGTCTTCAATATCATCAAAAGCCATAGATAATGAAGCCGACGAACCCTCGTAAGTAGTGGGTGAATTCGGGTCTCCGATGACTTTCCAGTGCCAGACATGGCCCTCCAGATCAAGAATTACTCGCATCAGACTGTTCCTTCATTTCGTAATAAGCTTGGAAGCATTCTTCCTCTGAGGCACACATCCCAGTGACGATTTTAGGCATGTTTGGCATGCCCTCTACCCAGTAACGGTAATAACCATCACCAGTCTCTGTGGACAGGGTGAATTTCAAAATGGCAACTCCAGAATCGGGGAAGAACTGGCGCCGTAGGGCGTGTACCAGCGCGGATAATCTAGCTTATTTATTGAAGGCTCAGGGACCGGCCACTGATCAAGAGTTGCACAAGTTTTCAAAAGCTTAAGTGCAGCTTGATTTTTGGTGAGACCCTCACGCATCATATTGGGACTTACCTCAAACATGTCTACGCAGTAGGGAGCCTTGCGCTCAACAGCGACAAAGATAAAGCGGAAAGGTTTGCCATAAGCGATCTCAGCAGCTTTTGCGTAGTAAGCAGCTTGGAAGTCGTACTGAAGACCTACGACCTTTTTCTGAAACGTTGTGGCATCAACAGAATCAGTCGTCTTAAGGTCTAGGACGATTCCCTCATCCACCAAAACACGATCCAAGCGAGCTTTGCACTTGACCCCAAGCCAGTCCCAGTAAATCGAGACTTCGTTGTACTTGATGTATTCCTTATCAGTCCCCTTGAACCAGTCCAGCTTCCGAAGAGCCTCTGTCATTCCCTCGACGGAATTCCAAGGATCATCCTTGCCGCCAGTAGTAAGAATTTTTTTCTTACCTACAGTCGCCTTCCATTCCCTGCCTTCCTTGGTGGACAGGTTGATGTCTTTGGGTTTTTGGATGTAGCTGCTCTGAAAAGCTTTCTCGCCATCAAGAACACGGCAGTGCAGTGCTGTTCCCATTTCCATCGCTGGGGTAGGGATCATGCTGAAAGTCTTCGCCGACTCGTAATGAGCAGGGGACTTCAATATGCATTTAAGGTGCGACTGGCTTTGCCCTTCAGCCTTGCGGTATTCAGGATCCGGTTGGTTGTAGATAACTTCCACTAACCACTAAGCAGTTAGTTTAGTTTAGCGGAGTGATCTCTACAATCCACTTAGAGTCAGCTTTTTTTGTCCTGGTCCAGACAACACTTATTTCAGAGATAATGCCAAGACGATCATCAGCCCAAAGAAGCTTGTTGCCAGCATCCATGAGAGACCCAATAATATTATCGGCATCACCTCGACCTTCACCGAAAAGCTCTACATCTAGCCTGATAGGCGTTTCAATAGGCTCCCCAGTGTATTGCTCTTGGATCAGAGCAATCATTTGCTTTCGCTTATCAAGGTAATCTTTCGGCATGAATACCCCGTATTGAGTCACTCGGGGGCGAGCCTTGCTGAACAAGGGCATCGGAAATACAAGCCGGATCGATTCCAAGATATTTTCTCAGCTAGCTAATGATGCCGACTACTTGCTGTAGTAGTCATCAACGACAGAATCGTAGTCAATGCGAAGCTCTGAACCTTGCAAAGCACAATTCACATAATCCTCTAGGACGTCTTCATAGACGACCTGATGGCGACTTGGTTTCTCTAGGGCTTGAATCTCTCGCTCGATGTACCAAATCGCCTTCTTAAGTCCTTCTACAGGATTCTCGCCAGGCTTCCTGCCGTTGCGTGCAATGTACTTAACAGCATTACCCAAGCGATAATTGAGACCCCAGTCCTCAATAACATCAATGGGTTCGTGCTTGCGATCCCCACGGTAGTGGCTTGGGTTGATGCTGTCGTAAGTCATTTCCAAGAGCGATGAAAGGATTTAAGTGCCGTCAACCGTCTGGTCAGCTCACCCTCTGACCACTTGACTTCGTCATTCAAGATCGACTCAAGGTCATCAAGAAGTAGGCGGGGATTAGTGATTCCGTCTCCAAGGTATTCAAAGACAGATTCCGCCAAACGCTCTTTACGCTGTTCCTCGTAGCTTGTCATGATCCCTCTTTGATGTTACGACGGTCGTAGACGGTGGTTCGCTTAGCCCCCATCTTGATGAAAACTTGACATCTTTTGGATGTGCTGTCTTCAACTACAGCAGTTTGCCAACCAGAACCGTTAAATACTTTGACCGTTGTGCCTCTTCTGAAAACGGGAAGCGGCGTAGGGTCCTGACCCATCCAGTCTGCGGCTTTTTGTGCTGAGGGCTTTGGCTTGAAAGTGCCATCTTTAAGAGTCCTACCCATGCTTTTTGTGCTCGCTGATACCGAGGTCCAAAAGAATGTGGTTAGGCATTGCTGCATTCAGGGAGCAGACGACGCCGATGATCTTTGAAACATTTCGCCGGTTTTCACCGAGACTGAGAACCCAGATATCTAGGTCCTCCCGATAGTTCAGAAGACCTTCGGCAGTCATCTCCCCTAAAACTTCACTGACTAAAGACTCAAGCCGAGGCTCTTCGCTGTAGTCAAGAAGAATTGGATCCCAGACACCATCTCTGATGTCTGAAATGCTGCATAGAGGTGAGATCGCGTGAACAACCTCGTGGCTCTTTACAGCACCACGAAAAAGCAGGATTGGCCAAACGAACGATCGCACATGAGCCTGAGTAAGTCGCGGAATGTCATCAATAAGATGACCAACACTTGACGGGCAACTCTCAGACTCGTGCAAGTTCACAGCTAGGCCGGCGCTTGCCAAAGTCTTCCGATCAGAAGACTGCTTCGGCTGCTTTGCTTCCAGCTTGCTCGTTAGAGCCCGAATAGAAGTAAGTCAGTCGAGAATTCTTGACCGTGTAATAGGTCTTGCCGTTGTACTCAGATTGGACAAGCTGACCATGAACGGTAACAGCGTCACCGCGATTCAGGCGATCAGCAGCAATCTCTGCAGACTTACCAACGACTTCCACGCGGTAAAACTGACCCACCTTTTGAGTGTCGTCCTTTTTACCAGGAACCCATTCTTTGTCAAGAACAGAGAAGGTGCCGATCGAGAGATCATTGCCCACCTTTTTGAGTTGGACGGCTTCAGTGCCTTCCTTGCAAGCGATTGTGCCGCTAATTGAAATGTTTGCCATGAGTGTTTGTAGGCTAGTTCAGTTTAGCGGACTTGGCTGATTGCTTTACTTGTTCAATTAATTTATTGACCTTGCTCATGGTGTATCGACTGCGAGGCAACTTGGCGGCTTGACAGGCTTTATCCAAGCTTCCATGCATGATGTAACACAAAATCAAATTAGTCTCTTCTTCATTCACGCCAGCTTTTTTGATCTCGTACTCAAGGTCAAGTCGACGCTCGTAGTGGTGTTGAGGCTGATGGAACACGCTTGACTCGATCGGCAACACGTTGATTTTTTCGTCCGGCTCACCATGGTGCTTGCACATCTCATTGATGGATGCCGTGCTGATTGCCCTTCCTGCTGCCTCGCCCCAGCGCTCAACGACAGTCTCGTGTCCCTTGCGGGCATGACCATTGACCAAGAAGTAATGAAGCTCACGCCTCATGTGCTCTGGGACGCGAATGATGCTGTCCTCTAGGTAGTACCTGCCCAGTGATTGGTTGATCCATGCGTAGGCATAAGTCGCAAATGTGTACCCCTTGGTCTCATCAAACTTTTCTGCCGCCCGGCGAAGACCTAGGTACCCCTGCTGCATCAAGTCTTCTGTTCGGCCATCCGCCCAGCTCAGTCCGTTCTGCCTGCGAACGTACATTTTTACAACCTTGATGACCAGCTTCAAGTTGTGCACGCACAGCTTGTTGACCAGCTTGATCCTCTTTTTCTCGCTGTCGGCTTCCCTTATTCGACGGGACAACTCGATCACTTCAGCCTTACTAAGTACCGGATGGCGACCGGCTTGGTTCATCCAATAATCGAGGGCGTTTTCAGATCGAGGCATGGCTCCTTCGGAATCCCTTCAACTATATGGAAGAAATCAAAAAAGAAAAGGCCCAAATCGGAAAAGATCCTGAAGACCTTACCGATTCAGACCTCGAAGGTATAGTCGCTTATGACGACACCATTAAAAAATTGAGCTAGATGTTCGGCATGAACATCTAAATCAATACATTTCCTCTTCGTAGAGGGAGTTGATTTTGATGATGTCCTCGTCGGACTTTGCGTTAAGGGTTTTGACTCCGGTGGCGTAATCACCGTTGAGCTTGCCGACAAGGGCGTCGATCGCGACGGTGGAGAGCCCACGGGTGAGGCACTTCTCGCGAAAGGTCACCTCGTCGGTTTTCCCCTTTTCCGCAGTTTTTTCCACAGCCTTGGGCGCTTTAGCCGCACTCTTAGCTTTTGGCGCACTGGTCGCAGGCTGATCATCTTCGGTCTGACCCCAGCCACTTTCGAGTGGCATTTTTGCCCACAATTCTGCCGCAAGACCAAAAACCATCGCGGCTGCCATACAGGCACCCCTTCGATGTGTGTCGGTTACATCGCGGGCAGTGATCTTCTCATAGGCAATCGCATTGTTGCGATTATCCATGATTGCTTGACAGACCGCTGGGGTAACGGAGCCATCAATGTGTGCAAAGCGGATCATCAGGAATCCGCCAACAGGAGCTTGGTGGATGACACCACCTTGCTCGTTTTTTACAAGCTCCACCATCCAGCCAGGTGCATTCTGCCGAAGCAGCTGCAAAGTCCGCGACCAGTTGATGTAAGCAGCTTTAAAACTTCCGGAGCCAATTGTCTCAACCAAATCCTTGGTTGCGACGCCAGCCAGATTCGGAATTTCTGCCATCTCAATACAGGGGATACACCCCAGTATGTCGGACGGCTTCAGGGTTCCTCAAGCTTTCGCTTCCTCAGGGCAGCGCTGACTTCGTCAGATGCCAACCGATGAGCGTCTGCAAGAGACCGAGCTTTTTTAGCACATGACCGCCTCCGGTCGTATGCCCTGGTAGATGCCCTGCTGATCAAAACCCTTGCTAGGTCTGGGTTTTCACGAATCCACATTTGCCGAAATCCCTTCAACCAACGCCTTGGCCAGCCGGTTGGCTTCCCCACAAGGTTCCAGATTTGATCCTCCAGCTCAGGTTTTCTGGTCAGTAATTCGCCCAAAGCTTTCCCACCCATCTCATAAGCGTCTCGGACTTCTTCCTCCCATCCACGCCACATCCCACCGGTCTTCAGAGCCATCAGCCACCAGCAACTGACCGAAGGTTTCCTGCTGGCAAGTGCCCTATAGAAAATTCATAATATTTTCTTTTTCTACACTCTAGAAATAAATCATATATAGAGAGAAAGTTCATTTTGGACCTTGGCAGGGGTCATTTTCAGCAAACTTGGCTCAAATTGGTCTTTAATCTGAACCTTCAGAGGGTCCATCCCGGCCATTCCTCGTACACTGTTTGAGCACCCCCAAAGCCCATGAGCAGGAACTATTCCCCAGCCGCTGTGACCGCCGAACAGGGGCATGTTGGACAGTTCGTGAAGGTTCCAATGAGTCTCATCATGAGCGAGGAGCTGGATGACAAGGCGCTACTCATTTGGATTCGGTTGCATGCGTATTCGATAAGACCAAGTCGAGACAAGACGCCTTTCAGGACTTGGAACCAACTAGCTCTGGCGGCTGGTGTCCCTGAATCAACCTTCAAGAGATACAGAGACGATTTGTTCGACCTTGGACTCTTGAGCCTTGCCGAAGACGGCTTAAGACTCATGATTCACAGCCGTATCGAGAAAATCCAAGAAGACGACTTGATTGAGGGGCTCGACGTCGTCCTGGTCGAAGATGAAGACGAAGGAATCTCAGAAAGAGACATCATCGACGAGATCTTGGCCATGCCTCGGCGTCCCAAGTCGATGTCTGTTGCTGATCGCTGGGCTCTTGCCAGAAGAGAATGGAACAAATGGAAACCCGCTCACTGGCCAGACCTCAAGAACAGGGATAGCCAAGGGATGATTGCCGTTTGCTTACACTTGAAGCGCTTCGGTCTTGAGCATGATTCCTATGACGTGCTGTTCAGGAACGTCCTCCTAGCGGTCGCTCAGGACGATTGGTGGATGAATCATTTCAGAGGCAAAGGTTCCATGGGGGCAGTGTTCGGCAGAGGTGAAGATATCGATGACAACAAGTTCACAAATGTTCAAAGTCTTTACAACGAGGGGCAGCATATATTCGAAACAATGCCGCCAGAGAAACTGTTCAAATGGGATGACAGCGACTTGGTGGTTGAACACTGGAATGAAAACTCTTATCAGTTCAAGCGGACTGCTCTTGAACGAAACTGGAAAGAGGCACTGAAAATCGATGTAACCGACTTCCCCCTCGGAATAGAAGCAGATCTGATTCGCGCCTACCAGTACTACCCCTTGGTCGAGGAGTACCTAAAAAGAGAAGATTTATCCGAGGATCAAATCACTTCTCACAGTATCCTGAAATCAAAGTGTCAAAGGGCTTTGACTGCCTTGGCTGACTTGGTTAGCGAGGAGCAGCTGAAGTTCTTGGGGACTCTTGACGACCTCTATTGCAAAATCTGGATACTGACCAGAGGGGATGAAGTCGTTGACTGGACAATGCGTGATATCGACATCCCATTAATTGACGAATCAGGTATTCCTCAAACTTGCCGCCGTCGCATGGAGCTGGGCTGATGAACGAAATCAAATACGAAAACCTTCCCGAGATCTACCGTCAAGCAGTAGACCTTGGTCTCGTTGAGATCCAAAACAATAAGCTTGTCCAAGTCTCGAATCTGGACTGCGTGCCGCAAGTGGCAAAGCTCGTCGAGAAAATCAGACCCGAACTTCATCAAGACTTGTTTCTTAAAAGTGACCAGGAAGCAATTGTCCTTTCACGTGTCTTGTCTTCTTCCCCAGATGATGCTCGTGAGAAATGGGCAATCCTTAGGCAAGCGCTGGGTGTCAAGCACAAGGCGATCATCCCGCCAAGGCTTTGGTCGAATGAAATCTTTGCAGCAATCTCAAACGAGATCGATCAGATCTACCTAGGCAGAAGGGCTGTTACAGAACTTGCCCCGAATACCATTATCAAATCTTACGGAGATCTTGGTCAAGAGCTTCGCAAGGTATCCATGGTGGAATTCAATTCTCAACTTGCTGAGCTAGCAGAACCAGGCTTCGTTGAAAAATACGGCCACTCCGATAGCCAATACGAAATCGCAATTGACGTGCTCAGAGCTGATCGCATGAAAGCCATCAGTCTCGAGATGGCTCACAACGTTCAACTGGCTGGCATGGCAGGCTTCGATCCCCAGAAGCTTGTTGATTACATGCATGAGCAGGTCAATCTTGTCGATGGCCTAGCCCATGGCGAAATGACCAAGGCTGACAACATCACAGACTTCAGGGAATGCCTGATCGGTACTGCAGACGGCCCTGGTCTGATTGATTTACTGACTAGCACTGCACCAGAACTACCCCATTACACCACCGGCAGCGCAGACATCGATGCAGACATGGAAGGTGGTATACGTCACTGCGACGACACCAACACTGATGGCAGGATCTTTGTACTGGCTGCAAGAACAGGCGTCGGTAAAACCGTTATCGGTTGCTCCATTGCTGCTCGAGCCGCCATCCAAGGGTGTCAATGCGGTTATGTTTCTGTTGAGCTTGGCGAGAGTCAAATCAATGCTCGCTTGGGGGCAGCTATGTCTTATCACCTGAAAGCTAGGAGGGAGCTGCAACAATCCATCAAGGTCTCTGACCTGCTAAGCCCCAGCGGGAACACAGAGCATACTGCTCAAACTCTGCTTGATATCAACACATATCTGCTTAATGTTAACGGTAACGTTCTCGTCGAAGCACCTTGGCAATCCGACGTCGACAGCGTATGCCTCTCAATCAGGATGATGAAGGCAAAACGACCCAAACTTCGCTTTGTTGTGATTGACCACTTCCATTGCATGGGTCGCCATAAAGGCGCTCCCTCTGATACTGCCGCCATGCTTGAAGAGCGGGCTTACAAGTTGACCTCAATCGCAAAGGAACTTGACCTAGACCTTTTGGTCTTGGCTCAGATGAATCGCGTCGGGATGGATGAAAGGCTGAATGCAGAACCGTCCCTAGAGCAGATCAGGGGAACTGACGCCCTCAGCCATGTTGCTCATGCTGTTTGGATCGTTAAAAAGTCTAAAGAACAACCTGAAGCAAGGTTTGGTGAAGTCGCTGTTCCACAGCTTGAAATCCACCACGTCAAGCGCCGAGGTGGCCAAGCAATCTGGCAATACAAAGGAGAAGTCCTTGAGAAGACCTATGAGCCATTTAATGATGCGGGAAAACTAAATGTGTTATACTCAAACTCCGCATTTAAGGACAGTATATTTCGCTAAACTTAAGCGGAGGGGATGATGATTAGTGCGGCGATTTCTTTTTGGTTTACATGCCAAAGTATTGGCTCAATGGCTTCAAGCTATTGATACCTTCCATGATCGCCTGACTGATTTGCTGCTTGATCTTGGAATCTTTCACCAGCAAGTTGTAGCAAAAGCTGGATATTTTTTGATGAGAGTCCTATATTCTGATCTGCTGGAAGAAACTGAACAGCAAATGGCCCTGCAAACGCAGACCATGGAACTGACCCTGCTAGCCAAGGCAACAGAGCTTAAAGAACATGCTGTAGAGATCGGTGACTGGACCGAGCATCACACACTAGCTTTAAATGCTATTGGCAAAGCACTGGTAGAAGACTGCCAGTGGGAAGAGGTACACGTACACGCATACCTTAAGAATGTCGTCGAATCAGTCCCTGGTCTTTACTACCAAGCCGGAGAGGAAGACGACGAAGAGTAAATCCGTTATACTGCAAGAGCAAAACCAGGGCGGTTTTGCCAGCGCATGGGGGTGT